AATTTGGCTTTACCTTCACAAAGTGGTCAAAACGGTAAATATTTAAAAACAGATGGTTCAACGGCAAGTTGGGGTACAATTAGCCCGGGAGCCTATATTAGTTGTTTTAATATGGAAGTTGGAAGCGGCTCTATTTTTGCGCTCCCAAATTATGATAATACCGGCAATACTTATACTTTTGTATTGGGGGCCGGGAATAATTTAGAAATACAAATAACATCTTATGGTGGAAATAAATTATTTAGTTTTCCTTACGATACAATTGTAGGAAGTCCAATATTTACGGGTGGTAATTTTTATTATCCTTATGATACTGGTGGCGGTGGCAGTTTTAATCTATTATTATCTTATGTAAATCAAAATGGCGTGTCTTTTGATTTTAGCAGTGGAACTTTTACAAATTTTAAATTATTCATACAAATTATATTTAATCCCTTTTAATTAATATGACACTAACTGAACTAAAGGCCGCCGCATACGATTTAATTGCAAACATTGAGTATTTACAAAAAAGTTTGGAGCAAATCAACAAACAAATAGCACAAGCAACAAAAGAAAAAGAAAATGGACAATCAAATAATAACGATAATGGTTAGTTCAATTTTTAGTGCCGGTGCGACTTGGGGTATATTAAATACGCGTGTTAAGGCATTAGAAAAAGAAATGGAAAAGCACAACGATAATTCAAATAGATTAACAAGGTTAGAAACAAAATTGGATATTTTATTAGAGCATTTTATAAAAGATTAATTATGAAAATTAAAAAACCCAAAAATTGGAAAACAACGTTTTTCGGCATTGCGTCCGTAATTAGTGGATTGGCAATGATTTTAAAAGGAAACGTTATTGAAGGAGTCACCGCAATTACGGCCGGTTTAGGTCTTGGAGCCGCAAAAGACGCCGAGTAATGGCCATAAGGTTAACCGCCGGGCAAAAGGCAAACGTTGACGCGATAATTAACGCGGCAAAGGAGGCCGGTATAACCAACGAATTGGTTATTGCCGGTATATTGGCCGTTGCCGCAAAAGAAAGCGGGTTTAATTTATTGGAGGAAAAAAGTTACCGTAACACGTCCGTTGCGCGTATTCGCGCAATTTTTGGTTCCAGGGTGAAAGGTTACACCGACGCACAATTAGAGCAATTGAAAAAAGACGACGTTAAGTTTTTCAATGTCGTATATGGCGGTATGGGCGGTAATAATACCCAGGGCGACGGATTTAGGTACCGGGGCCGTGGGTTTAATCAAATTACATTTAAGAACAATTACATTTTAGCGGCAAAAGATACCGGGGTGAGTTTAAATTTAACACCGGAAAAATTATTAGACCGTAACGTTGCCGCAAAGGCCCTAATTGGGTTTTATTTACGTAATTACCCGGTTGCCGTTAGGTCGGGTAAATATCCAATTAAAAGTGATATTAACACCGTTCCCAGGAGCGACACCGCGTACAACCTGGCATACAATATAAACCGTGGCCGGCACGTATTACCCGTCCAGGATAGTACGGGAGGGTATGTAAAAGGCAAAACCATTTATAGCGACGTATTACAATACGTCAAAAAAAAAAACGATCAATGAGTTGGCGTTTACCCCTTATATTTTAATAATTGCCGGTTTGGCCGGTATTGCCTGGTTAATTACCCGGAAAAAATAATTTTGGCGGTTTGGGGTTTGTTACTAATTTAGTCCGCGACAAACGATTTTTTAATTAAAAAAAACCCCGTTATGCAAGAAAATTTATTTAGCGACCTTTCATTATTATTGCCCTATCTGGCCGACCTTGATTTTAAGGTACAACGTTGCCGCGATTTAATTAAGCACCTGGATAACGCGTACGACGTCCAGGTACATATTGTTTACGAGTGCGATATTGACACCGTAATTATTGGCAAAGGTGATACCCCTTTTAATTTAGCGAAGGAGGTAAAATTGATTTTGGAGGATAGTATAGACGAGTACCAAAAAACAATTGCACACCTTAATAAGTTAAGCAATGAGGGCGGTATTTATTAAGGGTATAACCTGGTTAATATCGTTATTGTATTTATTGTTTTTTTGCGTTCCTCTTACAATAATTGTTTATTTAATAGTTTATTTAATTTTTTTATTCAAACCCAAAAATTAGACAAATGGAATACACACAACAACCCGCGTTTCCCCCACAAATTGCCCAGGATAATTTAGGCCGTTTAATTGCGCCAATACCTGGATTGAGCAAATTAGAGTTTGCCGCATTAATGTTATTGCCGACGTTTATTCAATTGGCACGTAAAACCGACGGTTTGCGTATTAATGGCAAACCGGCAACGCCGTACCAGGCCGCAATTGAGGCCGCACAAAATTTATTTAACACCGTTAATAAGTCAAGCAATGAAAATACTAATACGAGCCTGGAATTGGTTTGAGAACCGCCCAGCCCTGGGGTTATTAATAACCCTGGCCGCGTCCCTTTATTTATGTCACCGTTGGAAAATGTAAATAGGGGCCGCAAGGCCCCTAACTTTTTTTTATGACAAACGAGCAAAAAACAATACCCGAAATATTAGAGTTGCGCCGGTACAACCCGGACGCGCAACCGCCGCCGGAGGAAGTTTTATTTACAATTGGTAGTTCAATAATTGGTACCGCGTCCAATTACGTTGTAATTAGTGGCCAGGCGAAGGCCGGTAAGTCCACAATATTAAGCGCCGCGATTGCGTCGGCATTTATGAAAAACGACGATTGTTACGGTATTAAATTAAACCCGCCAAAACCCAGGCCCGTGGTTGGATATTTTGATACCGAAAGTAGCCAATACGATTTATGGCGTACAATGGAGCGAATAAAAACGTTTTCATTGCGTGCAAAAATTCACGAAAATTTGCACGTATTTAGCGTCCGGGAGGACAGTCCAAAACGTATTCGCGCCCTGGTTAATCATTATTTAGAAACTACGCCTAACTGTTCAATTTTGATAATTGACGGTTTATTAGACCTGGTATTGAATTACAATGATGAAGTTGAAACCAGGAAACTAACGCAATGGTTTAAAGCAATAACAAAGCAATACAATTTACTTTTGATTGGCGTATTGCATTTAAGTAAAGGCCAGGGCGAAACCCTGGGACACCTGGGGAGCAATACCGACCGTTGGGCGCAAAGTACATTGGTAGTTGAAAAGGATAAATTAGCCAACACAATTACGTTAAAGCCAAAATTTTTACGGTCGTCCGGTGATTTTAACCCAATAAGTTTATACAATAACAATGGCCAATTTTGGCAAGTTCCATACGAGGCACCGGCACCCCCACAATTAAACAGTAAAAAAAAGCGGCCGGAGTAGTCCGACCGCCGACAAACGAGGAATAACGCTAACGCGAATAAAAACCCCTCATTCCGTTTCACGTCAAAAATAATAAAAATGTCAAAACAATTACTTTCCGCAACGGTTTTTTTTAAGCCAGGCACACACAAACCCAGGAAATACCGGAACGTATCAATACCGCACACCCTGGTAAGCAAAATGGAGCGCTTGGGCGCGTATTACGTTAATTGGTATAACCAGGAAACCGGCCAATTTTTACGGCGACAATGGTTAATTGAATTTAAAAAACCGTAAATTTATTTTTTCATATAAGCATAGGGTTGGTTTTTGGATGTCGGCCGGGGTTTTCACCCTGGCCTTTTTTTTGCTCAATACGGGCCTATATTGGTTTTTCCAGGTAAATACCCTCAATAACAAAACAAGGCCCAAAAAACGCCCGAAAATGGCCCAGGCATACAATATGCAATTGTTTTTAAGTGTAGGTGAAACGGAATGAAAATGTTTATTTATCCACATACAGTAAAAAACCGGCAAAATATCAATTATTTTTAGTAGGTTTGGCCCGATGGGCGCCCGCCCAAACGGTCGCACACGGGCCAAAACGACAAACGAAATAAGGAATAAAACATAACGCGGTTAAAAAAAACCGGTTTTATTTATTATATTCGTTATATGCGTAAAATTTTTAGTTCACCAATTTTTTGGGTTGTTGGCGCCGCCGTTGGTTTATGGGCTATAAGCCGTATAAACCTGGGACAAAAAACCAATTTTTTATTGCGTAGTATTCGCCCAGGAGGTTCGTTATTGCGTCCAGAGATTTTAGTTGAGTTGTCAATACAAAACCCAACGTCGCAACAAGCAACGTTAAAAAGTTTAACCGGTAACGTATCAATAAACGATCGTTATTTGGGTAACGTTTCAGCGTTTGGCGACCAGGTTATCCAACCCAATAGTGAAAATGTAGTTACGTTAACCGCGCGTCCGTCGGCCCTGGGAGTTGTTGCCGCGTTACGTGAGTTATTGACGGCGCCCGCCGGAAGTAATGTTATTACTTTTACCGGTACGGCAAACGTTGACGGGTTTACGGTTCCAATTAATGAAAGTAAAACCGTATAAATGAACGTTGGGGTAATGTTGGGCCGGTTAGAACCGTTTGGCAATAACAAAAGATTATTGGTTGACGAACAAAGTACCGGGGATATTATTACGGCAATTACAAACGCGCATAAAAAATATGCGCCGGAGTATAAAAAAATTAGTTCTTTTTTTAAAGGTTACAACAATAAAGAAACGGCCAAAAGATTGTATAACTTTTGCAAAAAAAATATACAATACGTAATTGAGCCAGGCGAAAAACAAACGGTAAAAAGTCCGGCCGCGATATTGGCAACCGGACACGGTGATTGCAAACATTACGCCGGTTTTATTGGCGGTTGCCTGGGCGCCCTGGGAGTTCCGTTTTCGTATAGATTCGCTTCTTACAAAACGTTTGACAAACAACCCGCGCACGTTTTTATCGTTGTTAACCCAGGTACAAAAAATGAAATTTGGGTTGACCCCGTATTACCAACGTTTGATAATAAAAAACAATACACATACGCAAAAGATAAAATAATGAGTTTATACAGTATATCCGGTGTTAGCGTCGGCAAAGCAACAAAGGCGCAAAAGGCGCAAATAAAACAGTTGAAAAAAGAAAAGAAAGCGGCAAAAGGAAAAGAGGCAAAAAAGGCCGCAAAGGCTGAATTAAAATCAGCAAAGAAAGCCGCCGGCGTTACCCTGGGCCAAAAATTAAAGAAAGGCGCAAAAGTAATTTTAAAAGTTGCCGCGTCGCCCGCACGTAATGCGTTTTTATTGTTGGTAAAAATAAATTTTGCGAACCTGGCCGTTAAATTAGCGAAGGCTTGGGAAAAGTCGCCAAGCCGCGTTACTAATTTTTGGGAAACAATAGGAGGTAAAATACAAGCGTTAAAAACGCAATGGGAAAAAGGAAAAACAAAAAAGAGGATATTTGGTGACGAGGCATATATGGGAGCGGCGCCCGCCGCCGCCGCTACCGCCGCCGCGCCAATTATTGCAAAAGTTGTTACACTATTAAAGGACATTGGTATTCAGCCGGAGGAATTATTACAAATAGGAAAAGACGCAATTAACGCGAAGGCCCAACAATTAGTAAAAAACGCGTTGGAACCGAAGGCTGAAGATATCGGCGAAAATATCCAGGAGGCGGGTATTGCAATGGAGGCCGAGGGTATGCCCCAAGAGGCCCCGGAAACGTCCGGTAAAACCCCTGGCAATATGTTACCTCTTTATTTAATCGGAGGCGCCGCCCTGGTATATTTTGCAACACGTAAACGTTAAACAATGACGGCAAAACAAAAAGCAAACCAAGCAAGGTTTAAAAAAGTCGTAAAAGAGGCCGCAAAGTTGCGCAAGAAAAATAAAAAGTTAACCCAAGCGCAAGCGGTTAAACAAGCGTGGTCAATAATGTATAAGAAACCAGGCAAAAAAAAGGTTGCCGGTACAAGTACACATAAAGACACGAAAAGTCATAACGTTAATATCCGCGTAGTTAGTGGAGTGAAGAAAATTGCCGGATATAGTGAGGAACGTAAAAATTTACATAAACGAGCAACGAAAGAAATAAAAAGATTAATAAAACGTGACAACGGCCAAAGTCGTAAAGACAAATTAATAAGACAAGGTTACGACCTGGCGGCGTTTAGTGGAGTAAAAACGTCAAGTAAAAAACAAGCGGTTGAAATTAAAAAGCAATTAAGTAAAAAGGGGTATAAATTGGTACACGGTTACAAAGTTGCAAAACGTAAAAGTATTGGAGCGTTACCAATGTACCGTGACCAGGACGCCGCGCGAGAAATTGAGTTATACGCTGACAACGATAGCCAATTATATTACCAACGTCGTAAACCAATTTTAATAAACCTGGCAAAAAAATATAAAAAAGGTACGTTTGATATTGACAAGGCCGCAAAGTTATGGCGGTATTATATTGACGCCGCAATGCAAAAATATAATAAAGAGTTTGGGAGCCGTGGTGATAAGTGGAGTGATTTATTGAGTATCCACGATCGTAATTTATTGGCCCTGGAATATGCAACCAGGACAAAGGAAGAGTTTGATTTAGGCAATTTGCCGGAATAATTAGTATGTAGTTTAATCAATATAAAAAACAAAAAAAATGGCACGTAGAAAAAGAAGCCGTAAAACAAGTCGCCGCCGTAGTCGCCGAATGGGCGCCGTGCAAGGCGGTAACGTAATTAGCGCCCTGGGAATTATTGCCGGAGCAGTTGCGGGTAAAATGGTTGCAAGTAAATTGCTACCTAACGTGGACGAGAAAATCAAAGCCGCCGGCGTTGTTGCCCTGGGTTTTGTATTCCCTAATTTTATTAAGGGTGATTTAGGAAAAGCAATTGGCAACGGAATGATTGCCGCCGGAGGTACGTCGCTGGTGGGTTCATTTGTTCCAGGAATGGGCGCCGTTGATACAATTGAGTTTCCCGTAACAGTTGGTGAAATTCCCGACAACCTTTCAGTTATTGCCGGTGACGAAGAAGTTATGGCCGGTGATGAAAGCGTATTGGCGGGTATGGCCGACGACGACGACGAGTATTAATAACAGTTATTCCGTTTCACCTACATTTTTTTATAAACAATTAGCACCGTGGACGGGGTTGTAAACCGAACAAAATAAAAAATGGCAAGTACAGTTGGCTCACGCCTGGCTTATGAAAAAGCCAAACAAGCAATTCAAAACGCCGGTATTAGTGTTGGTACGGCGGTTTTGTCACAAAGTTACCTTCGTTTGGAAGTACCTTTATCAACAACGCAAACAACGTTTCAGTTTCCCGTATTGGTAAACGACGTATCAAGCACCGGTAACGCGGCGTTTTCAACAGAGAACCGCCTGGCCCTCCAGGATGCGTTTTATGCGAGCGCTTGCGCGTTATATTTTGCCAAGCCGGCAAGCTCAACGGCGGCAAATTTTCAATTGTGTACTTACCCCAATTCAACCGTATTCGCGGCGGCAAATGAGGCAAGTTCATTGTACAATTGGTATAACGCCAAAATGAGTATTACAATTAATAACCGTCAAATTTTGCCGTCCTGGCCGCTTCAAAACCATTATTGGGCGGGACAAACCCAGGAAACCGGTTCAACATTGGACGAGCAATACGGAAGTTCCTCCGCATTGTACCCCGTTGAACCTGGTATTGTATTTGTTGGTTCAAAACAAAACGTAATTCAAGTACAATTGCCAAGCGCAATGGCGGCCGCACCGGCTACCGGTCGCGCTATCCTGGTATTTACCGGACACCTGGCCCAAAATTGCACAAGTGTACGTTAATTAGGATAAGCGGAACGCGGGGACGCCCTGGCCCTTTATTGGCGCTTAAAAAAACCCGCATTTTTTTTAATTAATAAATTATTCAAAATGGCATTTAAGGCCCTTAAATACGAGTTGGTAGAGTTGTTAGTACCTGGCGTTGCCGGAGGTAACACCGGTACCCAATTCAATTTTCCCGACCTACCAAAACTCCGTTATGTAAATACCCAAGCAATTGAAACTTTTGGTGTTGACACAATTACGGTAAGTCCTAACAACGTTGCAACCGCAACCGCCGCGTTTATTCAAAAAAGTTACCTGGTATTGTATTCAAATCAACGTCAAGACTTATGGCGTATTCCCCTGGTTAGTATGGTTCGTACCCAGGCAACAACCACCGCAAGTACACCTTTTGTACGTGGTTTGTTTGAGTTAAAAGACCAACAAATAACTTGGGATAAGTCATACGTTGCAATGGCAAGCGCACCCGCCAATACAGTTAATTTTTCGTTCATTTTTGGAGTTTATTATTCTTAATTTATGCCAACAGTCCCTCAATACGGCGTTCAAAGGAGTTCAATTCAAGGTGTTTTATCGTGGTACGAAGACCAGGACGAAACCGGTTTTAGAATTTACGCCGGACGCAAAGAAAACGACGCGCCATATTTTGTGTATAACGGAAAAGATAAGGAGGAGGGTTACGCCGCATTGCATAAAGCATTAAGCGAAATGGAGCCGTCTGATTATTCCGTCTATCTTTTGAAGGTTAAAAACAGTAACCCAAAAGTTAAAGAGGCGCCCGCCGTTACTTTTCAATTACATTCGCCGCAACCCGCATACGGTATGCCGGCGCCAGGTTACCAAGCCAACAATGAAATGTTGAGCCGGTTAGCCGCAATTGAAAGTAAATTGGAGGAAGATATTGAGTACGACGAAGAAGAAGAAACCGAAGAACCGGCAACGCCGACGTCAATTATTGCGGGTATATTACAACAACCCCAGGTTCAAAGCGCGTTAATAAATTTCATATCTGGTATGGCCGGTAATTTAATGAAACCGCCGACGGTACAAGCCGTTGCCGGGATCGTGGAGGACAACGTACAAAAAAGCATTGAAACGTTATTTAGCAAAGGGGTAACACCGTCCGACCTGGCTAAATTGGCCGCAATGGATAGTCAACAAATAAATTTTCTATTAACAATGTTGCGTAAATAATATGGCAAAAAAGGGTATTGATATTAACACGGTGATTATTGCGGGTACCGCCCTGGCCGGTATTTTATTGGTACGTCGTATTTTGATACGTACCGGTGTATTACAAGGCAAGGGAGGCGCAACCGTACAACGTGAAATTGAAAACCCGTTTAGTCCGTGGAAACCGACGTTTTACCAGGCACCGGCCGCGCAACGCGCCGGAGCGTTGTTAATTAAAGTAGCAACCGCCCAGGAATACGCCAAAACAATACACGACGCGTTTACTGTTTTTCAAGACGATTTTAACGCGGTTATGTCAGTATTTAGTCAATTGCGAACACAAAGCCAATTGAGTTTTTTATCGGACGTATTTAGCAAAATGTATAAAGAAGATTTATTGAGTTTTTTAACCGACGGAGGAGGCATATTACCCTGGGACGGTTTAAGTGATACAAACCTGGAAAAATTGACCGATTTAGTAAATAAGTTACCAAAATATAAATAACAAAAAATGAAAAAAATTAGTCCCCTTGTGTGGGTAGCAATTGCCGGAGCCGGAGGGTATATTATTTGGCAAATGATGAAAAAACGCGGTATGCGTTCAAGTGTAACGGCTGAAAGTCCAATTATACAAACGGAGTCGCAATTTTACGCCGACCAGGAGCAAGCGGAAAAGCCGTCACCGATTGAAACTGTAACAAACATTTTTAAAACGGTATTCCCAAAAAAGACCGCCGAACAAAAGGCCGCTAAAAAATCGGCACGCCTGGCAAAGAAAACCGCCAGGAAAACAAAGAAAAAAGTTAGCGGGGTAGTTGATAGCGTAATATATTAATCATTCCGTTTCACCTATATTTTAAGCTATGGCAAAAAAAAATACATTGGTTTGGTTTGGTATTGCCGCCGTATTGGTTTGGTATTATATGCGCAATAAAAAAAGCGCAAGTAATACCAATATTAGCGCCGGAGGTTCCCAAGCACAAACCGCAATTCAAGAGGCCGGAAATATGGCAAGACAAATGGTTGCCGATTTTGTTGATAATACAACGTTCACACCGGACACGCAAGCAACAAGCCGCGCATTGTATAACGAGGATAAAAAAGATTGTAAAATATGAGTTGTCGTCAATATACTACCGAAATAAAAATTTTCAGTGTTAGTGGTCAAACAGATAGTAACGCAAACAGTTTAATTTTTGTTAATCAAGGTACAACCAATGTTAGTATTGACGGTTTTGTATTAACACCTAACCAATCGTGGAATATAACCGGTAATAAAGATGAAATAAACATTAAGGTTTATTCTTTTAATTTTATTGGAGTTGGCACTAATCAATTAACAGTTGTCTATAAAAGATACGTTTAATGTTTGTAGATTTTAACATACTAAATCAATTAGGTTCACCAAGTATTAACAGTAATACATTGGCAAACCGTCCGAGTCCTGGACAAGTTGGCCGACTATTTGTTAGTATTGATACTTTTGAAATTTACCGTGATAATGGTACCGGTTGGGATTTAATCGGAGGCCCCGGAAGTAGTACCGTAGTTGGTAGCGGTTCAGCTGGTCAAGTAACTTATTGGGACGGTGCAAATTCAATAACCGGAAACAACAATTTGTTTTGGGATAGTGTAAATGAACGGTTAGGAGTAGGAACAACAACCCCAGGACACAAAGTTGAAATCAATGGTACCGGCGAATTACTTTGTTTACACGGAGGAAGTGACGTTTATATTCAATTTCACGGAAACGGAGCCGACCAATACCGTATTGGTTTTACGGATAATTCTAATGATTATCGTAGATTTTCAATATACGATATTACCGGTTCTAAAGAGGTATTAACAATAGATAAACAAAGCCGTTATGTTGGTATAAATTATCAATATAGTTCTTTATCCGACCAACCGGCATATACATTGGACGTTGAGGGTTCTTTTAGAGCGACAGAAACAATTAAAACCGGACAACCAACCGGAGGTACAACATTGCCCGCACTATTTAAAATAGGAGGTAAGGTAAACGATCAAGCGGTTGAATTAGATTTTGCCAATTATTTAGAAGTTGAAATTAATGGTGTCTTAAATTATATGGCGCTTGTAATTTTGCAAAATATGTTATTGGCTGAAAACAATGACGCAATTATTCAAGAAGATAATTACTTTTTATTAGCATAAAATTTTAAAAATGTCAAACGTAAAAATTAGTGGTTTAACAAGTGCGGGTGCATTAACCGGAACAGAGGCGGTTCCAATTGTTCAAAGCGGTGTTACCGTTCAATCAACAACACAAAATATTAGCAATTTGGCTTTACCTTCACAAAGTGGTCAAAACGGTAAATATTTAAAAACAGATGGTTCAACGGCAAGTTGGGGTACAATTAGCCCGGGAGCCTATATTAGTTGTTTTAATATGGAAGTTGG